CGTTTTAGCTGGTCAAACATGCCGAGGTCGTCATTGATGATGTCCTGACGAGTGATAGCATACTTCTTACCGTAAGTATCAGCACGGACAGTGTAGGTATCTTCTGTCATTTTACCACTCTTGATTTCGCCACCTGGACCAACGACTTCAAACTTATCGTTTGCAGTCAGACGGTAACGGGTATGAGTTTTGAAATCATTGACTGATGTTTTCTTCGAGATTATCATATCTACGTCGTCACCAGACATATACGCAGACAATAGAATCTTGTTAGCGGAATCGGAAATAACACCAGCAAGTCCAGTGTTCGAGAAACCCGATGCACGCAAAACTTCGCCAATGTTTCCAGCGTCGATTTTACGATAGCGTTTACCTGTTACGGCTTCTGCTGATGCACAGATTATTTCGTTGATACCCATACCACGAGAACCTAGAACGCTGTCAGCATTTTCAAGCTGTGCAGGCGTAAAGTTCTTTTCTGTGATAACGTTTTTGTTGCCGGACGCACGGAGCATGCCTATTTCATAAACGCTCTTGTCGGCACTTGCTTCTGTACCTGTGTGAACAGCAGGAGCGGCTGGACGACTTGCACGCAGTAAGTCAAGCTCCACTGTTTCCGGCATTACGCCGGCCTTAATAGCTTCGGCACATTTTACGGCTACTTCATCAACTTCGCTGTATTTTGCCTGCAACGAATTGATAGAATCAATGCGCATTACTTCTGCGGCGGCTGATACACGAATGTTTTTTGTAACTTCGTCAACTTCGTTAACTTCGCCAACACCTTCCGCTTTTGCGGCAACCTTTACAGGTGCAACAACTTTGGTTTCAACAGCGACTTCGCTGTCATACTTAGCCTGTAGCGACTTGAGTTCATCTCCGCTAACTTCTTCAGCCTTGTGGCCTGCGGCTTCCAACCATGCTTTGAATTTAGGGTCCATAGTCTTTTCTCCTTTGCCCTTAATATTCGATTTAGCGGCACTATCAGCCGCAACACTTACCAAACTGACTTCTCCTAAACGCCCATTTTTTACAAGGTTAAATGGACCGTCTATACTTTTACCATTGACTTCAGCACTTGAGCTGTCGTCGATGTAATCAACTGCACCTATGTCGATAACCCCAACGCTTGCTGGCCATGTGAATCCGTTTCTTGCATGAACCATTACTTCATTAGCAGGAGTTCCAGGTGTCTCTGTGTCGCCTGTGATTGAACCTGTTACAACTATCTTGTTGCCTGTGACCGTTGCAGTTCCTTGACCAAGCAACTGATAATCTAAATGGTCTTTGAGAATCGATACAGTCCCAAGTGTAAGACTTGATAGGTCGATAACGACAGGGTCGCCCCAGCCAACATTGATTTTACCGCCAGCATAAGCAGGGTCGATTGTTATCGATGGAAGTTTACTTTCACCTTGCGCCTCTGCAAATATTGCCTTCGCTTCCATTTTAAAGTTATTTTTTGTCTTCGGCATTATCGCCTCCATCATCATCAGTTACGTCTATTTTCAAGTCACGGATAAGTTGTTTCTCTTTTGCCCGTTGTTTTAGTTGTTCTTCCCAGTCTTTCCCTAGTCTTGCGTATTCGTCTTTTAGTGTGGTCGTGTTCGCATCAAGACGTTTAGTCTGTGCGTTAGCTTCCTTGAGCGGGTCGATGTGTTCATGACCTTCCCACATCCAACTATGGTTAAACATTTCAGCCGTAAGACCTTTTATCAATCTGTATTCGGCGAACCATGAGGCGAATAGATTGTCAAGTATAATGTCTTCACAATGTTCCTGCTCAATGCGTATTGACTTGTAATAAGTCTGGTGATCAAGTCTACCGCTTGCATAGTTGTAACTGGACGAATTGCATGCGGCGATGTTGTAAGGAATGTTTAGACAACGAGCAATCTCATTGATAAGTTCGTGCTTGAAGTCTGGATAGGTTGTGGTCGGCTGTTCCGCACGAAGCTGGTTTATATCCCAGCCGTCCGGCAAAGTTGTAACCATGCCACGTTCTGACTCAAACGTTGCAAATGCTTCGCCAGCCTGTACTTCACCCAAATCCAATACACCCTGTTGCGTCTTTAGGAACATTGTATATTCGGCCGCAAGTTCTGCCGCCGCAACAACAGCCAGCGTGTACCTACGCAAAAATGCAAACAACGGTAAAGCTGGGGTTATCTCTGGCACTCCACGAATCTGTCCAGCTCTATCTTTCTTGAACCAATGAATTACGCTTGAGGCGTTGACTGGTTTGCCCGCTGATAAAGAAGCATTAGGCCCGTTGGGGTGTTCGTCATAAACGAAATACCTTTTCGGATAACCATAAGTGTCAACTTGAATTCCGTCGTTCCAACCTGTACCGTTTTTTGTGTTTTTGATTATAGGTGTATCAACCATTTCTGCCTCGATAGGCATGAAGTCAAGCGTCACACCCTTGAGGTTTTTGTTGGTTATCTTCAATGCAAATATTTCGCCGTCACGAGTTTTCGACTTTTTCATCAAGCGAAGTTTTTCAGCAAAGCCAACACTTTTGCACCATTGACTGAACGCAAGTTCAATCTGCGTATTCAACTCTGGCCTAGTTGACATAACCTGTAATTTCGGGCCAATGCCGACTGTGTCGTTGGATACGGTGTCAACAATCCCATAAGCATAACTATTGTTTTTTACTTCGTACCTTGCCCGTTTGCGCAACGTTAGGCGTGTGCCAGACGAGTTGTCAAGGATAGCATCGAGGTTTGTTGACTGCCCCCAATGCCTAGTATTCTCTGGAGTAGTTTGAGCGGCATCATATCTTGCACGGACGTTTAAGTTTCCGCCAAGCAACGAATGTATACCGTCTCTAACTGCTGAAAGTATACTCATTTATGCGTTTCCGTTTCCGCCGGGGAATTTTGCCCTCATGCTTAACGCTCTTATCTTCGCAACCTTGTTAGTTGTAAGCGCACCAGTTTCAGCCTCAAACCTATGCGCTTTGATAAGGTCGTCGATTGACATTTGTTCGACTTCGGAGGCATCAACTTTAGTTCGCTTGATTCCTCTTTCAGCTATTTCGTTAATTTTATCTTTGATATCGTCAGCCATAAAGGCTCCCTCTCATTTCGTTATACAACGAGGAATCTTACAACGCAAACATATTATCTTGTTATTGTTCAGAAAGTTCGTATGTGGACTTATTATGTTGGAGTTATAACAGATTTACCTATATATCTTCGTTCGATTTATATTCATCGAGTGTCACTTCTATCGTTTGCAATCGCCTATTACAGTTCCGACACACTCGCAATCGACGAATACATCCTGACTTGTTGCGTGTCATGTAAACCCGGAAGTCATTGCATCCGCACGAGGGACAACTTAGCCCTGCGCCTTCTGACCCTGGCACTTTGAACGTCCGCCTTTCCTTTGTCATTTTATCCGCCTAACCGTTGTCTGGCCGGGAACCTTGAATTTGCGCCTTGCTCTAATAGTGCTGGTTATTCCCTCGGCTCCTTCAAGTTTAACGCCTAGCATACTAGCGGCAACGCAACAACCTACTGTGCAGTCAAGCCAGTGATTGTCAGGCCTATTCGGCTTTATCTTCCATTCGTCCACGACTCTGCCTTTTCCTTCTGTGCGAACGCTGTACTCCGCTACCAACTGTTCAGCGTACATCTTGTGGATAACTGGTTTTGCCCCGAACAGCGAGAAGCATCCTTTGTCCCCCATCGCAACGGCCAAGCGGGTATGGAAAAATGACTTCCACCAGTTCGTATCATAATTCACATGCCGGATTGTCCGGTTGTTCTTGCCAGCCGCCGGAACCCTCCAGTTATTACCAAGCTGGTCGCCACGTTGCTTTTTATACTCACTCATAGGAGTACGACCTGCCGTGATACCAACACCATGCGAAGGCATAACCATATTTGAATATTTACTCTGACGGCAAAATTGATATACTGTTTCAGTTGAACGACCCCAAGCCGCATCGATAAGGCATCGGTCAATGCGCATCATCGTACCGTCCTCTCTCTGCCACTCAACACCTAGTAATATTTCAGTTAGTTCGGTAAGCCCAGCGTATATTCTGCCCTCCAGTCCAGTGTTCTTGTACTTGTGCGCCA